CGGATGTATCGCTTCTGATTCATGCCCCACACGATGCGCTGGGAATGATCACACCCGTCATCGATTTTGACGCTGGCCTGCACCAGCGTGTCGTTGAGGTCTGCCATGCTGTGATCAGTCATTGCTCACCACCTTATTCAATGCTTCCTGCAAGCGCTGTTCTGCAATGGCCTGCGCCATAATCCGACAATACAGAAGCTTTTCTTTCGACACTTCACCGCGCAGCAGCCGGAGCAATTCTTCGCTTTCAAACTGGTTACGCATGCGGTTCATCTGCTTCTCTTCCTGACGCAGAACGGAGAGCTTTTCCGTGATACGGCGCTGCATTTTGCGCCAGGCTGTGAGCGCATCAGTCGTGCGGCGAAAGCGGCCAATGTCCGATGGGTCAGTTTTGGCTACATGTTCCTTGATACTGTCGATAGTCTTATTGGCAATAGCCAGCGCCTTAAGGTGATCTGCAATACCTTCAAGCCCTTCGATATTGATGCGACCGTTCTCCAGTTGGATGTTGCTCATCATTTCACCTCCCTCCGATAACCTTCACGGTACAACTGGCGCATTAGGTCGCGCGGCTCATAGCAATCGTGAAGCTTCTTCTCAACTGCCAACATTTCCTCGATCGCCTTTTCCTGAATGGCTGTTTCCCTTTCAGCGGCGATATCTTTGAGAATATTTGCACAGTCAATGCAGACATTAATTTTTGCCGGGCACTCAATCAGATGCTGTTTATCAAAAACACCTTTACACAAGGTGCAGATGGTTTTTGGATCTGGTTCAGCTATAACCCATTGTGGAAATTCGTAATTAAACATTTTTGGCTGCCTCCCGTGTTGCCGCTTTATAGGCTTTGAGACCTCGAGTCACCGGCCCGCTGATAACTGTCTTGCGAATGAAGATGCCTGACGTTCTGGCAACCACATCGGCAGAGAGAAGGGCAGCATCCACTGCCCGGTTGTGCTTGCGGTATTCGAGCACATTGCTGGTGATAGTCAGCGTGGCCACCGCACCGTGATCCTTAAATTCAAATTTCATCCGATCATTCCCCACAAAAAAGTCAGCACAGATTTCGTACCTTGGTAGCCTATGGCTATTGCCAGAATCACCAGTGCAATAAAAATCGCTGCTGCCACCAATCCACGTGCGAAGTCAGCAATTCTCTTCATCAAATACCTGCTCCAGCTTTTCAAAGGTGTCATCAGTCATTGGCATGATGATCAACAGCGGATTGCCGTACATGTAGTTCAGAGCTTTATCAAACAGCAGCTGACAGGGTTTGCCTTTCCCCCAAGACCTGAACTGAACAGGAACAAAGGTGGTATCGCGGCCAAACATCAGGTGAGGCAGGGCGAGATATTTAGCCTGGAACGTTGGCAGCACATCACAAGGCTCTGGCTCTCCGGTAAGCAACTTCGAAAGGTCAGGAAATACCGCATCAATGCGCTCTACTTCGCTGTGGCCAACCCAGTTCTGATGTTCGTCGACGTGTGATGCAATCCACTGAGAATTGATCAACTGGAACAGGGTGCCCTCTGCGGCATCAGGGATATCGCCATGGATGATGAACACACCTTCATAATCAGCAGCACAGCCGTGTTCCATCGAGATAAAGGCATGCCCGTTGGTTGCCTGAATGTGCCTGCTGGTGATGTTGACGCCCTGCAGATAGCGGCGCTCTTCTTTCCATCCAGCAACGCAGCACAGCGCGGAACGGAGATAATCGGTATGGATGAACATTATTTTGCCTCCGGCGTGTAAATGGCTTTATCGTGAGAAAAATCACCGTTCCATGACTTCTTCATTGGCAACTCACCTTTCATGTAAAGGTGGAACAGGCGATGACAGCCTTTCTCCAGCAGAACAGGTGAGAAGCGGGTGAATGTGTCTTTGCCGTGCGGCGTGACCTGCGTCTGGTCTTCGGTCAGATATTTGTCGCGGGCATAACTGGCGACACGCCAGCGTGGGTCTTTCTCTGGATCGCGCTGCTCGTTGTAAAGCCAGTCGCGGTCCGATGCCCACCACATCATTTTGCTGACGTTGACGCCGTTCAGACCTTTGCAGAAGGCCGGGATCGTCATTCCTTTGGTGAAATGTTTTTCCAGGCTCTCAACCGTGGCACTGAGCGTTATATTTTCCAGAGCTGCCGCCTCAGCGCGTTCCTCTGCTTCGATGACCATCAGCGCCAGCTCTTTGCGGCTAACAGCTACCTGAGTGGGTGCAACTGAGATATTTTTTTGCCCAGACTCAAGTGCAAACCAGCGGTCAATCACAGCTGCGCGGCGAACAACGTCATAACCAGTGATGAGAATTTCAGTGTGGCGGCGGTTCAAAAGAAGCTCTGAGACATAACCTCGGCTGTCTATTTTGGCGATCGCGCCGTCAGTGATTTCAACCTGTTGTTTTTTAAGATGATTGAAATTCCAATCATTCTTGCCGATCCCGTACATCTGGAAGATGAGTGTCCAGACATCGGCATGGATATTGCCAATGGTTTTCCCGGTCAGTTGAGCAATTTCTTTGGTGCTCATCATTGCGGCTGAATTAGTGCTGGTGACTTCATTTTTCATGCCCGCGCCCTCAGTGAATTGCAGGTTTGATGCCAGGCTTTTTCCCTTTGCGGATGTCGCTGGCCAGATCGATAAACATTCCGTCAAAGAATTGGCTGAACCAGCCTTTACCTTCACCCCTTTCTTCTTCAGTTCTCTGGTAAAAATGAAACACTGCGATATAAAGCTCATCAGGCTTCTCGCCCAGAATTGGCGACTCAACGTATTTGATGAGAATGTTTTCGAGCAGGGCCTCATTCACCTCAAGCGTGACGTTTCCGTCTTTGAAAACGTGGTGACCATTGCTCATTCCCCAGCGCTCATTGCATTCAATCTGGTACCGAAGCGCGACACTGCTTCGCATTGTTCCGCACACGCACTCAGCCCACTCCTGCATTTCCTGAGGTGACAGGCAGCCCTGTTCGTAACGGTTTTCATCAAAAATCCACTCGGGAGGATTGAATTTGCCGCCAGATCGGCTTTTCATTGCCTGCAATTTTTCGATATGCCTTTTGGTTTTGGCCTTGCGTATGTCGTTCATTTTCCGTCCTTAACGCCGTTGTACTTTTCGTGCGTCATTAACTGCCAGTCTTTGCCGCCGTTCTGCGAAAGCAGGCGCCAGCGTGGGTTAACCTTCAGGCTGAGATAGCCGGTACTGTTCATGCGGCAGGGGAAGATGCGGCGCTTGCGATACTGAGCCAACTTTCTGCTCGCCTGTCCGATCACCCATTCAGGGGCACGCAATGCTGTCATCGTCATTTGCCGCGCCTCTCTGCTTCCGCCAGTTCAACCAGGTTGGAGAGAAGTGCGCCCATAAAGCCAGCGCCTATCTCTGTTATTTTCCCCGTCTTAATACGCACACAATCGCTATAGGTAGCCGCGATCTCTCGATCGCCAGCTTGCCCCGGCGTGACTTTGTAAACCGCACGCTCAAACAATTTAATGAGAGCCTTAGTCAGGATTACGGAATCAACCTGCACGGTTGTCATAGAACCGTCTGGCAATTTAAGCGCGGCAATCATTGCGCCTCTTTTTGATACCAGTTCAGCAAGGTAGCAATTAACTAACCGCGTGCGATTGCGCTCAACAATGCTGGTCATTTATTTTCCTCCCTCTCTAATTGGTTGAGGAAAGTTGAGACTTTTGCGCAGATGTCATAAGCAAGTCCGATTAATTCATCATCAGCATCACAAGCCTCTGTACCTTTCTCGAAAATGTTTTGCAAAAGCGCATTTAATTGACGGCCCTTGCTGGCAGCATTCATGACATCATCTATTTCAATTTTTGATTTCATTTTTACCAACCCTTAAGGACTCAATGAATGCGTCAATTTCCTGAGCAATATTTCTGGCGAGGAATATAGTTGAAGACATTTCTTCAATCTCAATTTCCTTTGCACAAGTACCAAGAACCATCAGCAGGGAAATAAGTTGGTCAGATTTGATGCTAATATCTTCAGCTCGCTGATTTTCCATAATATTCATTGGTTCACCCCATACGCAGCACGGAGGAAAAGGTTAGCCAGCACGTCATGACCTGATTTGTGCAGCATCACGGCGCTGCGGTAACTTGCAGGGTTTGTGATTTTCATTTGGACGACACCTTGTCTAGAGCTTCACTCAGATTTTCAAAAGCGGTCATTCCTGAATGAGTCGCGGAACCAATAACAGATGCCAGTTCAGTACCTGATGTGTTGCTGTCAAAATTACGATACGCAAATTCAAGTGTCGAAAACGCATCACAAATTTGAACCATCCTGCGCTGAATCTCATTTGATAATTGCTCGTTCATAATTCACCTCTGAGCCCGCGTGGATGTGTTTAGCCCCAGCGCGGGCGCTGTAATTTTTAATTGAGTTAATTGTTATTTATAAATTGATCTGTGAACGTTATCGCATTGATGAATGATGCTAGAGTTCAACGCGAGCAGCCCATATATTTTGTTTGCAAGCTCTTCGTCGCTATTTCCAAGATCATCTAGAATTAAACTAAGAAAAGAACCCATACTTTTAGATAGGCATTCTATTTCGTTAAAAGCTGTCTCATTAAAGTTGTTTGTATTTCTGGTCATCTCAATGGCTCCGTTGTTGGCCGATGAAATGAGAATACTTTAGGATTAACTTTAGGTCAATGGTATTAATACAATAATATTAATTAGGTGCGCAAGTGGTTGTAATTAAGGTGATTATAGTATTATTGGCGTAAAAAAACCGGCATTGATGCCGGTTTAAGAAAAAAATTTGCGCTTAGAAGATAGTCGATACCCAAAACATTCTGCCCAAAACCTCCATGTTGGACATATCAATCTCTTCATCTGGGTACTCGTCGGAGTTATAGCTTCTAACTGTAACCTTATCGGGGCCTGACCTATAAAGTATCTTAAGGCGCTTCCAGCCACCTTGGTTTATGCCATAAATCTTGCCATCTACAATTCTTTTGTCATGGCAATTTATGGCCACTGTTGAGCCGTCAGATATCACTGGCTCCATGCTATTACCGTGTGCGGCAAAGCAAAGGACGCCCGATCCATCGCTGTTGGCGCCAACTTTCCTGAGAGTTGCTTTTGAAAAACGCAATTTCTTTCCGTTGAAATCATCACTCATAAAGCTGCCGTCCCCGCAGGCGAATTCAATATCTTTCAGGTATGGAACCTCAACCTCATCGTCTTCGAGAGGGGTCAGTGCATCCCAAGGATCAATTCCAAAGAGGCGCTGTTCAGGAGTTGTCGATTTACCCATAGGGCCCTCTCCTGTACTTAACCATGTTGGATCTACGGCTAAAGCCTTAGCTATATCAACAATCTTTCCGCTGGACTGCGCCTTTCCAGAGGTAAGTTTCTGTATTGCCCCCTGACTAACTCCCACCCTGGATGCAAGCTCGCTTTGTGTGGTGCCTGCGTTAAGCATCGCAAGTTTGATTCTGTCTGCAAGTGTGTTCATCGGTATACCCCTAAATTTAGAACTCTATTTAATACCATGGGATTAAAAACGGCAAGCGCATATTACTTGATTAATTATTACTATGGTATTATTTTGTCACTTTAAGATTAATCGTTAAGGTGGTAATTATGGATGACTCGGTTTTTTCTTCACCCATGGCAAAGGCTGTGTATGTTGCTGGCGGGCAGTCAGCATTGGCGCGCCAGATAGGAGTAACTCAAGGTGCTGTATGGAAATGGGTTGCAGGCATCAAAAAGGTTTCTCCTGTTCACGCCGTTGCAATATCAAAAGCTGTAAAAGGCGTAGTTAAACCTCATGAATTGCGGCCAGATTTGCCAACGCTCTTCCCTCATCCTGCAGGTTCAGACCATGCAGCCTAACAGTCCTACACAGCACCTAGACCGCATTTATCTCGATTCGCGCGGCGTCCCTGTTCATGTCACTGGCTATGACCGCGAGAAAGAACAGGTATTTTTTACCCGGACTGGGTATCTGCATGACTGCATGCGCCCGGTCTGGCAGTTCAGACAGTTTTTCACGAGGGTTTCAGAATGAGCATGCTTTTTAATTTCCGCCCTCTGGTCATCAACCCCGAGCTGGCTACTCGTATCGGCCTGAACGAAGCGATCGTATTACAGCAGGTTAATTACTGGATTAATGACAAAGAGCAGGGCGTAAACCATGCCGGCCGCCGCTGGGTATTTAACAGCTATGAATCGTGGGTGAAGCAATTCCCATTCTGGTCAGCAGATACTGTTAAACGCGCTTTTACATCCCTCGTAAAACAGGGGTGTCTTGACGTTGAGCAGCTTAATAAGTCCCAGCATGACCGGACAAATTACTACACCATCAACCATGATTGTGAACTGCTTAATGACGCTGAACATCTGCCCTCATCGAACGGTGCAAATTGCCCTCATCGACAGATGCAGGATGCACCGATGGATGAGGGCAAAAACGCCCGATCTCTAACGGTTACTACAACAAAGACTACTACAGAGACTAATTCTAATGGCACATCGGCTAAAGCCGCTGAGCCGTCACGCACTGGTAAGCAGAATTATTCCTTCGCTTTTGAAGAAGCCTGGCAGGCATATCCAAAGCGTGCTGGTGGAAATCCAAAGCAAACAGCCTGGAAGCACTGGAGCGCCAGAATCCGTGAAGGTGTCAGTCCTGCTGACATGCTGGCAGGCGTACAGCGCTATGCAGCCTACATCGCAGCAACCGGCAGGATCGGAACCGAGTACGTCAAACAGGCCGCTACGTTCTTCGGTCCTGACCAGCACTTTGCTGAAAGCTGGACGGCACCAGCAAACCAGCAGCGCAGTACGCCAGCGCAGAGCCGCCACAGCGGTTTCTCTGATCGCGATTACGGCACCACTCAAACACCAATATGGGCTAAGGGGTCACAATGAGCCATATCAATAACGGACGCAGCAGCCAGATTCTGGCGCTCAGGACCAGTATCACCACACTGCAGGAAGAACTGGATTTTGCTAACGGCATCGTAGCTGCGCTGGACCGCTGCTTTGACAAGCGTGAGACCCTTACCGGCAAATGTAAGACGCACGGTGATTATCAGCAACTGCGCATCTGGACAGAGTACAGCGGTCGAGTGGCTGAGAAGTTCTCCCGCTGCCCGCACTGCATCACCGAAGAACTGGAAGCAGCAAAGTCGCAACTGCGATCTTTGCAGGTGGCGAACCTTACCGACAAAGCCAACATCCCGGAGCGTTTCGCTGGCTGCAGTTTTGCCAGCTATGAGCCGGTGAACAAATCCGCTCAGCATAATCTCGGCATCCTGCGTGAGTACGCCAGCGCGTGGCCGCAGATGTTCGCTGCGGGCACCAGCCTGATTCTGAGCGGCAAGCCGGGTACCGGAAAAAACCATCTGGCCGTGGCGCTGGCGAAAAGCATTATCGAAGATCACCAGGCATCCGTGCTGCTGACATCGGTGATGCGCATCATCCGCGCCGTTCGCCGCACATGGGAAAAGGGCAGCGAGCACAGCGAAGAAGACGTAATAGCGCTGTACACGGGAATGGATCTACTGATTATCGACGAGGTGGGCATTCAGTACGGTTCAGAGTCCGAGATGATCATCCTGTTCGACATCATGAATACCCGCTATGAGCGCATGCTGCCCACGGTGCTGATCAGTAACCTGACACCAGGTCAAATCTCGCAGGTCATCAGTGACCGTCTTACCGACCGCATGATTGAAGGCGGCGGCGCAACGCTGGTGTTTGACTGGCCGAGCTATCGCAGCACCAAGGGAGCGCCGGCAGTATGAGCAACAGCCAGTGGCGTGATGAAGACATCGAGGGCGCTGTCATTGGCGCCATGTTCCTGCGCGGGCCCGACAGCGAGGTGATGGATGTCATCTCCACGCTGCCCGAGTCAGCATTTAATTTTCACCAGTACCGGGATATCTATCGCGCCATTGCCATGCAGGCCAGAGGCAAGGGCGTGATTGACCCAATTTTGATTGGCGAGCAGCTTCCAGAGCACCAGGCGATTATCGACCAGACTGGCCGCATTGCGTGGGCAAGGTCATCGCTGAAGTCTTACGCACAGCAGCTGATCCGCAATGCCGCATTACGTGATGCTTTTCACTCCCTCTCTGGCGCTCTCAGCAGCCTTAAGGCGGCACCTAACAGCGAGGCAGGGATTCGTATTCTTGAAGAGGTGAAAGCCTCTGTGAGTGCCATACAGACAGAGTCCGATGCCGTCCGTCCGGTAGCGCTTGATGATTTGCTTCCGGTCATTGTGAACCGCATTGATGATCGCATGGCTTCCGACAGCGCCGGGCGCTCGGTTATGACCGGGATTGATGATCTGGACGCAGTGATAGGAGGCTTTGACCAGACGGACCTGATTCTGCTGGCGGCGCGGCCCTCAATGGGTAAGACCGAACTGATTCTGGACATCACCGAAAACCTCACCGCAAGCGGTGCGGGAGTGCTGTTCTTCAGCATGGAAATGAGCGATATCCAGATTGCAGAGCGTCACGTTGCCGCAGCTGGTGGCCTTTCAGCTTCGCGCCTGAAGTCACCTGACAAGCTGGAAGATGAAGACTGGGCGCGCATTTCCAGCGGTATCGCACGGATGACTGGGCGCAAAATCTGGATTGTGGACGCCAACAACCTGACCGTTGACCAGATCCAGAACATCGCAACGCGGCATGTACAGCAGTATCCGGAGACCGCGCTGGTGGCCATTGATTACCTGCGCCTGATTAAGCTTCAGAGCGCCAGCCGTCACGATCTGGCCGTTGGTGAGGTTTCGAAGGGGCTGAAGTCGCTGGCCAAGACGAACCGCCGCCCTGTAGTTGCGCTCAGCCAGTTGTCACGCAGTGTTGAGAGTCGCATCAACAAACGCCCGGTAAACGCCGATCTGAAGGATTCAGGCGAGATCGAGGCTGATGCGGACATCATCATGATGCTCTACAGGGATGAGGTTTATAACCCGGAGTCGCCAGCGGTGGGCATTGCAGAAATCAACATCACCAAAAACCGCAATGGGCCGCTGGGCACCGTTTATCGCCGGTTCTGGAATGGCCACTTCCATTACATCGACCAGGTGGAAGCGAGAAACCGGAGTATTGAACTACCAGAGACAAAAACCAGCCACAAACGTTATTCAAAGGGGAGAGCGGCATAATGCGTGATATCCAATTAGTTTTAGAGCGCTGGGGATCATGGGCGGCCAATGAAGGTAGCCAGGTTGGATGGACGCCTACCAGCCCAATGTTCAGAAGCTTGCTTCCACAGGAGGGTAAATCCTCAAGGGCGTCATGTTCTGATAATGACGGAATTATCATTGACACAGCGGTAGGTATGCTGAAAAAAACAGCCCGGGATGAAGAGCTTGAGCTGGTAATGCTGCATTACATGTTTGATGTTTCGAAGTCCAAAATTGCACGCTGGAGAAGATGCTCAGAAGGGAAGGTAAGGCAGCAGTTGATGATAGCCGAAACATTTATTGACGCCTGCATCATCATGACTGGAGCGAGACTGGAAATGGATGACTGGACACGCAAAAATAATTTCAAGAAATCTGCATAATCTGCTTTTCGTTACGAATTTTAGGCGCTATTGTGCTAAGAGTCGTAACAACGCAACGCCGCTTATCTTCTTCCGAAACCTCGCCAAATGGCGGGGTTTTTTGTATGCTCCTCTCCACGACCAGCCGATTGATCTGTTTTAATCAAGGAGAGTTTGCGATGAGCGATGAAAGTTTCGATCTTACAAAAATTCAGGAAATTCGCACCACTGACGACTTAGGGCAGGCCAACCAAGGCTTAGCAAGAGGCTGGGTACTGCTTAAAATTTCTGAAGACATAACCGGTTGGGAAGATGGAAGTAAAACCAGCAGGTTGACTTACCATTTGGGGAAACCCAAGACCTTGCCAATTTAATTAAGCAACCTGAAATCTATAATGCGAACCTCGCTATCGGCGGGGTTTTTTCGTTTTTGCATCCTTCGTACAGCGGCCAAGTATCTCTGGCTTCCAACCAGATGACGCCGGTTCAAATCCGGCAGGATGCTCCAAATATGGGTAGGTCGTATAAAGGTCCTTACGGTTGGCTGTTAACCAACTTATCGTGGTTCGATTCCACGCCTTCCCGCCAAGTTAGCCCTGGACAGACGTGTCATGTTTTAACCGCTATTGCGTCAGGGCAGAACAACTTTACCCCTTCAAGAGCTAAGCCATTGCGAGTGCCGGAGATAAGCGCCGGGTGGGGTGAATTACAAAACGCCAATACAGCGGGGTGGCGCCCGCAACTAATTAAAGGCCAGCCTTAGAGCTGGCTTTTCTGTTTTCGTCCCTGCCAATCAACTAACTCTCAACCGTGATCCTGTGTGGCAGCGGGCGTCTTTAATGCATAAAAATCCGCACTCAGGCGGATTCTTTCTCATTGGCTACCCAACGGCAACCGGGCTTTTAGGTCTCGACAACTCAAAAGCTAACCGGATTTGTCCAGTTCAGAAAGTAGACAATTCCTAATTGGACAAGTCCCCGCTCAAGGGGTGGATATGAAAACTATGCCGGACAAAATTGCTTCGGCTGCCTCGTACTGCACGTCAGGTGGCCTAATCTGCGGAGGTGCTGGAGGAATGTTTCAATGGCTCCATGGCCTCGACTGGAATTTTATAGCGCTGATATGCGGTATCTGTATTGGTATCGCCACTTACATCACAAACCTGTATTTCAAGCGCCGCCAGACAAAAGCGTATGAGTCCGCACTGAATCGCGGATATATCACAGCTCCACCACAGGATGACTGACTATGGCAATCACACCTGTATTACGTCAGCGCCTGGTTGTCGCCGCGAGTGGTGGTGCTATCGCTATCGCTGCCGTGCTGATCCCCAATCTTGAGGGTAACTCTTACACGCCATACCGCGATGTAGGCGGGGTGCTTACCGTGTGTAACGGCATTACCGGGCCGGATGTTGTGCAGGGGAAAACCTACACGCAGAAGGAATGCGATGCGCTGCTGCAAAAGCACCTTCAGCCTTACTCCCGCTCAGTCGAACGTTCGGTAAAGGTCCCATCGAATGCATACCAGAAAGCCGCGCTTATCTCTTTTAGCTACAACGTTGGCGTTAATGCATTCGAGCACTCATCTGTGCTTCGCAACCTGAATGCAGGTCGCTATCAACAGGCGTGTGATGGACTGCGCAGCTGGGTATATGTTGACCGGGTGAGAGTTCAGGGGCTGGCCAACCGCCGCGAGGTTGAGCGCGAAATTTGTAACTGGGGTGATCGCGACTCATCAGGTTCAGGAATCGTGCCTGGTGTATCAGACATTGTGCCCGGAGGTCAGTAATGGCGCTCAGCAGAATCAAGTGGGACGCTGTAGCCATAGCGGTGCTGATTCTGCTGGTCATCGCCCTCTGCGTCACCGTAAAGCTTCAGTCATCCTCAAAGGTATTGCTCACTCAGCAGAATGAACAACTGAAGCAGGAAAAGACATCAGCCGAGGCCATCACAACCAACGTTCTGAGAGCCACAGCACTCTTCAACGACATCGCTCAGGCAACCCATGATGATAATCAGGCCAGTAACTCAGAAAGCGAGGGAAGGGTGGTTATCATCCGTCAGGCGATTAAAGGCGATGTATGTGCTGCTCAGCCTGTTCCTGCTGCCGCTGTTGACCAGTTGCGTACGAACCGAAACAAAGTACGTTCAGGTGCCACCGGTTCAGATACCAGTAAGCCTGCTGGCTGACTGCGAAGTGCCACTCATCCCTGACCCGTTCACATGGGGAGACAGTCTGGAGCTGAACGAGCGCCTGCTCAACTCACTTGCCAACTGCAACCGTGATAAGGCCGCCATCCGTAAAATCGAACTGGAACGGCAAAAATGACCAAATTCCTGACATGGCTGAAAGGCCTGTTTATCCACCCCAAAGAAGAGAGCAACCAAATGTCTGAGCCATTGACCTCCGCCAGCACCGGCACTGGAACCGCAGTACAGCAGACCGAAACTGCATTGCCTGTCACCACTCAGCAAGTGGTACTAGCGGTTGCGGCCGAATCAGCCACCCCGGCGGCAGAAGTGAAAGCAGGTGTGCAGGACTTCGAAGCAGCACTAGCGTTTGTAGAGAGCGGTGTAGCCCAGCTGGGTGCAGCGGCGAAAGATGAGCTGAAGGCTCTGGCAAAAAAATATCTGTAAGCAATACAGGGTGCGTTTCCGAGCGCACCCGATATTGCTGACACAATCTGACCGGAGTTTCACATGTCTCGTCTCAAAGTTGATATTTTGCCGCCGGCTAATGCAGACGTTAACGCCGTGCTGGGCGAAATTGAACGTAAATATGCACGCATGCCTGCTACGCCAGAAACCATTGCCGACATGGAGCGTGAGGCCGCGAGGCTTATTCGCCGCCTTATCACCACTAAAGTGACTTTCGTCAGGAACTGATATGAGTGAACGACCAATGCCGCCTAAGGACTTGATAGAGGAATTTAAGCCATATATTTCTCTAATTCCTGCTAATGAGGTTTGGTATTGGGTGCAGGAACAAATTCTCAGCAGTGATGGATATTTGCATAATCCCGATCACTCACATCTTGCTGAGGCTGACATAGCGTTTCTATGGGCCTCTACAGCCTTTACCAAAAAAGGGCGTACCGTTCTGGGGCAGGCTGAGGAAGTGATGATGCGTGCTGGTGGCTGGCAAAAAGCACGCATGGAACAGCAGATGCATGAGTGGTTCGGCAGAAAGCCGGACTTCATCATCACGCTGGCCGCCGATTTCTGCATGCAGTGCAGCGATCTGGAATTCTGCGCGCTGGTGGAGCATGAGCTTTATCATATTGCGCAGAAAACAGACGAATTTGGCGCGCCGGAGTTCACGCGCGAGGGTCAGCCCAAGCTTTGCATGCGTGGGCACGACGTTGAAGAGTTCACTGGTGTGGTGCGCCGCTACGGCGCCAGCGTTGAAGTGCAGGAGATGATCGACGCCGCCAGCCAACCGGCTGAGGTAGCAAAACTGAATATAGCCAGAGCGTGCGGTACGTGCATGCTCAGGCTGGTTAATTAGTGACTGATTATGACGGGCAGGTAAACAATGGCGACTCTCAAAGGTGAGGTCAAAGCCTTCATCGTCCAGTCGCTCGCCTGCTTTGATACGCCATCGGTTGTGGCGGAGTCCGTCAAGAAAGAATTCGGGATCACCATCAGCCGCCAGCAAGTTGAGTCGCATGACCCGACTAAAGCAAATGGGCGAGGGCTGGCACAAAAATGGGTGGACATGTTCAACAGCACCCGCGTTCGCTTCCAGAATGAAATAGCTGACATCCCGATTGCCAATAAGGCGTATCGTCTGCGCGCGCTTGACCGAATGGCAACCCGCACCGAGGGCATGAAGAACTTCGCGCTGACCGCTCAGCTGATAGAGCAGGCAGCAAAAGAAGTCGGGGATGCTTACACCAATAAGCTAAAGGTCGAAAGCACGGGGGCTAATGGCGGTCCGATTAAAACGGAGAACGTTGCGCTGACCTCTGACGAGGCAGCCGAGCTTTATCGCAAGATGATGGGATAACTGTCTGAAACAGCGGTTTCAATGCTTTTCAAGCCTATGCATTTTAAAGGCGATTTTATGCAACGTTTATGCAGTCCGATTTCAGCTATTCCGCTATGAAATCATTAGAAAATAAGCCTTTCGTGATGACATTCAAGCGAGTGTCATCGGCGCGCGGCGGGTAATGTCTCTTATGTTAAATAGCGTTAATTTCGAGAAAATTTCATGCCTATTCCTTTCCCCTTCGATTTCCGCAAGCCGGACTATACGCAGGTGTTCGAATGGCGCATGGAGCGGCTGCAGCGTATCCGTCAAAACCCCGGCATGGTGCCAGCGCTAAAAGCGTTTTATCGCGATAATCCGGCGCAGTTCATCATCGATTGGGGTATGACGGTGGACCCGCGCAATGTTGAGCGCGGTCTGCCGGCTCGCATCCCGTTTCTTCTTTTCCCGAAACAGGAGGAGTGGATTCAGTGGTTCGTTGAGCACTGGCGCACCTCAAAGCCGGGTATCACCGAGAAAACGCGTGATATGGGTATGTCGTGGCTGACGGTCGGCATGGCGGCATCGCTGTGCCTGTTCAATCGCGGCATCATCGCCGGGTTCGGCTCGCGCAAAGAGGAATACGTCGACAAGATAGGCTCGCCTAAATCATTGTTCGACAAAGCGCGAAACTTTATTGGTCTGCTGCCAGCGGAGTTTCGCGGCGGCTGGAACCCAAAAGCGCATGCACCTCACATGCGTATTCTCTTCCCGGATACCGAGTCAGCCATTACTGGCGAGGCCGGTGACGGCATCGGGCGTGGTGACCGTACATCATTCTATATTGTCGATGAGTCCGCATTCCTCGAGCGCCCTTATCTGGTGGACGCCTCGCTGTCAGCAACTACCAACTGCCGCCAGGACATTTCAACGCCAAACGGTATGGCGAACTCGTTCGCTGAGCGACGGCACAGCGGCAAAGTGGACGTGTTCACGTTTCACTGGCGGGATGATCCGCGTAAGGATG